CACGCCGGCGGCGGCGGGCGGCCGCGCCGCCTGGGCGACCAGCACCTGCAGGCGCGGCGATCGCCGGCGACGGCGACGTGGTCAGCAACCCATCCACCTGACCCATCGACGGGCGATCGACACAGCGCGGCCGCGCTCCTGCAGGCCGGCGATCGCCGGCGGTGGTGACGTTGCCAGCGACGAACACAGGGGCGGCAGTGAGCAGCCACAGCACCTGGTCGACCGGCCCCTGCAGGTGCGGCGATCGAAGCGCAGAGCAGTGAGCGGATGGGTGCAGGCGTCTCTTCGCACGTTATAGATGGAATTTTCCGGTCGGCCATCGGAAAGGGGTAACTTTGGTAACGGCTTCTTTCTTGACCCCTCTTTTCCCAATGAAATCAATATGTTTAAGTGAATAATTAAAAGGTTACATAGTGGTAATTATGAGGTGATCTGATTACCTCTGTGCACCGTAATCTCTGCCCGTCGAGAGACGCTTAGATTTCAAGCACATAACCAGCCGGGGCGGCTCCGATTACCTACCTGTTACCCTTCAAGGTAATCTCGAAAATTCCTTTTATATCAGTCAGATAGACCATCGAATCGGCATCGCCCGCGCCGGGTTACCTCTTTCCGATGGCCGACCGGAAATTTCCGCGTGCCGCTGGCGCATCGGAACGCCGTCAGAAGCCCCCAGCGCGCAGGGATTCGCAGGGGCCGCCTACCCCCAGCCCTTCGCCGGTGAGGCCAGTAGCGGCGCGGCAGGGGCGGTTCCGAGCGCAGTTGCAGGGGCGCGGAAAATCCGGGGGGTTAAGCCCGCAGGCGTGGCGGGGAGACGACTGCGCGCGCCGGGGGCTGGGCAAAAAAAAGCCGCCCGAAGGCGGCTGTGGTGCGAGGGATGACCGGTGCAGGCTGCACCAGCGGGCCGCCACGGCGCGAGCGGTGGCGGGTCGGTGGTTGGCGGCGTCAGGTCATGGCGTCGCGCGTGGCGCCGTCCAGGCGCTCCTGGGCGATGCCGGCGTAGTGGCTGGTCATCTCACAACCGGCCCAGCGGTAGCCCTCCAGCTGCGCGGCCAGCAGCGTGGTGCCGGAGCCGGCGAACGGATCGAGGATGCGGCCGCCCGGTTCACAGATCCGCACCAGCTGGCGCATCAGTGCCGTGGGCTTGCCGGTCATGTGGTGCTTGTCCACCCGGCGCACCGGCTCGCGGATCACCCCCGGCAGCACCGGAGCCATGCGGCTGGTCGGCATGGCGCCCTTGCTGCCCCACACCACGTACTCGGCCTGGTTGCGAGGCCGGCCCAGCTGGGGCCGCACGCCCTCGGTCTTGTCCCACACCAGCACGCCGCGCCAGGTGAACCCGGCGCACTGCAGGGCGTCGGTGGTCAACGGCAGCTGCCGCCAGTCGGTGAACAGGCAGACCGGTGCGCCGTCACGCAACAGGCGCTGGCACTCGCTCAACCACATCACCATCCATCGCAGGTGTGCCCGCTGATCGCGTTCATCGCCCGCGAACTCGGCGTGCTGCAGGCGTTGGCCGCTCTGCTGGTACTTCTCCGATGGCGCCCGCTGCCGCGCGGATGCCGTTACGCCGCCGCTGGCATAGGGCGGGTCGGTGATGAGTGCATCGAAGCTACCGGCTTCAAGCGTCGGCAGAAGGGAAAGGGCGTCGCCCTGGTACAGCTTGTTTTCCATGAATCGTAGAGCCTTCGTCATGCCGCGCGTGGCGGTCTGATGGGAGGCTCTCGGCCTTCATGTGATTGAACGTGCCGCAGCGCGGGCACTTGATCTGGATTTCGTCGTACCGGCCGATCTTGGCCAGCAGGCGGCGGCAACCGCCACAGCGCGCTTCCTGCAACATCAAGCCACCGCCTCCACCGCCCGAAACCGCACGACTTCCTCGCCGAGCCAATCGTTCACCCGCAGCATGCGCTCCTGCATCGGCGCCAGCTCGTTGGCCTCCCACACGCTGGAAGCCTTGGTGATATCGCCGAAGCCGCCAGCGTTGACCGGCACGACGCCCAGCAGCTGCGGCGGGATGCGCAGGGATGCCAGCACGTCGTCACGCGTGATGTTCTTGATGCCGGTGAATTCGTCCTTCGCCGCCACCTCGCTGATTGGAATCAGCTGCAGGCCGTCCTTCTTCCCGTTCGGCGAGTGGAGGAACAGATTGCGGAAGTTGCCGGGGCCACGCGCGCCCTTCAATGATTCCCGCAGCTTGTCCACATCACCTTCGTCCACGTTGGGGTCGGACAGGTAGAGGATGAAACCGGCGTGCGATCCGTTGTTGTAGTACTTCCGGCGGAACAGCGTGGCCGATTCGTTGAGCAGGGCCGACTGCAGCGCGGCCAGCCATTCCGGAAGCCCGTAGATTTCCTGGTCAATGTCGGCTTCGCGCAGCTGGAAAATGCTGTCACGCTCGAATTCGTGCTCCTGCCGGTAGCCGTGGACCAGCCAGAAGCGACCCGGCTCCACTCCGCGGCGAACGTACTTTGCCAGCGGCGGCACAAGGGAAAGCGCCGAGCCCAGGCGCGACCGCCGGCGCTCAAGATACGCCATGCCGAAGTGCACCCAATCGGTGGCGAACTGCTCAAACGCTTCGCGCGATAGCAGTCGATGCGGGATGAAGCTCCGCACCAGCATGTTGCGTTTGAACAGCAACCCGGATTTCAGATACCCGGACGCGCGCGCCGCACGCGCCAAGCCATCGAGTGACACCGGCGGCTCGTACCACCGCCCGTTGTCCCAGCATTCCAAGTAGTCGAGGATTCCCCGCGAGTCCAGCACCGGCGTCGGCTCGCCGAACGTGAACGCCTCCACGCGCGAGGGCGTGGCTACAGTTTCGGTCATCACCACATCTCCATTTTTGAGCCACTGGACCGGGCATGCGGCCCTTCCAGCGGTTCGTTCTGCAACGCGTGGAACAGCGCCCACGCAATATCGGCGTGGCCGGTTTCTTCCTTCCGGCCAGCGGTGTATGTCATCTGCCGCCCGCTGGCGGTCATGGTCTTTTTGATCGCCATCAACGACTGCGGAATGTCAGTCCAACCGGCATCCCATTCGATGCGGCCATTGCTGATAACGTCGTAGGCCTTCAACACCAACCGGGCCTTGACCTCCGGCGAATAGGAGAACGTGACCAGGTTGGGGAAGAAGGTGCGCACGATCTGCGCAACGCCGGTTCCCATGCCGGTGGTGTCGATGCCGATATAGGTCACCCAATACCGCTGGGTGATCTTCTGGATCGCCGCAGCCTGCGCCGCGAAGTCCTGCCCCTTGAACTGATGGCGCTCCAGCACCCGGAACTTTCCACCGGGCACCGCCGGCGGCGCCAGCACGACCAACGCCGCGCTGTCACCTGTCTCGGCCGGATCGTATCCCACCCATACAGGCCGGTCGCCGAACGGCCGCAGCGCGAACGCTTTGTAATCGCTCGCCCAGGCGTCGAAGCTGTCCACGCCCAGCGGCTGCAGCATCGCCAGCGGGAATACGCTTGCGCTGTCGTCCACAAACTCGCACATGAGCAGGTTGGCGAACGCGTCCGGGCTGTATTCCTCCCGCAGCTCTTCAAGGTCGAACAGGTCACAGCCGCGCCGCGCGGCGTCCATGATCGTCACGATCTGCCGCCACACGCGGTCCTCGCACGCGCGACCGGCAGCCAGCGCGGCATGGGAAACGTCGAAGCTGACGCGCTGATCCTTCGTCTTGCCACGGTTACGCCGCTCACCGGTCCACCATGTGTAGGCCTGGTGAGCCATGGATGACGGCGTGCTGAAATAGGTTTTGCGCCACTTCTTGTGCATCGCCATACCGCTGGCGACTTTGTTTAATTCATCGAAGCCGTGGGTCCAAAAGAATTCGTCGAAGTAGAAATTGCCGTGGTAGCCCTGCGCCGTCCGGGCGTTGGTGCCCAGGAAGAACAGCTCGGCGCCGTTGGCCAGGACGATGCTGTCGCTACCGCGCAGGTCTTTGTCCAGCACATCGCGCACGAAAGCCTGCATGTAGCCCCGGAACAGGAAGGCCTGGCTTTTCGACGCGGAGAGGAAAATCTGATTGCGCCCCGTGGTCAGGGCATCAATCAAAGCCTCGCGGGCGAAATAGTAGGTAGCACCGATCTGGCGCGATTTCAGGATGGCGCGCGTGCGCAGGTTGCCGGCCCTGTGCCAGTCGCGCTGGTAGTCGAAACAGCCATCGAGGAACGCCGACGTTAGGCGTTCGATATCTTCTTCGGTGAAATCGTTGCGCTTTGCGGGCTTCTTCGGCCCTGCGTTGCGCTTGGCAATCTCCGGATTGAGATCGGTTTCTGTGCCGCCGCCCTGGTAACGCTGGATGCGCGCCTGCCGCTCCAGCTGCCGGTGCAGCATGTCGATTTCTTTGAAGTCGCCGCCGGTTTTCTGCGGCTTCATGATGAGCACTACCAGCCGCGATTCCAGCGCGGCGCCGATGCGCTCCACGTTGTCGGCACGGTCCCACTCGTCACGCGCCTTCCAGCTGTGTATGGTCTTTTCTTTCTCGCCGGTGGCCTCTGCAATGTCGCAGACACGCCAACCCATCCAATACAGGAACTTAGCCTGTCGGCGGGTGTCCATCGGGAGTTGTTCGACAACGCTGTTCACGCAGCAAGCGTGACCGCGCAACCCACTTTCATAAACGCTTCCGGCTTGTGGTTTGCGCAACCACAAGCCGCACTCGTTGCTTGGTTTTTACCCTCTGCCGACCATGGGTCATCGGGTTTTCAACCCGTCGTCAACCACCAGCAGAGGGCACCATGTCGGCCAAGTCCAAGAAGTACCGTTCCAAGTTCTTCCGCGTTGCCGTGGAAGGCGACACCACCGATGGCCGCGTGATCGAACGGGTGTGGCTGAAGGATATGGCCGACACCTACAACCCGCTCACTTACGGTGCCCGCATCTGGATGGAGCACATCCGCAGCATGCTGCCGGACAGTCCGTTTCGCGCATATGGCGACGTGACCGCGCTGAAAGCCGAGGAAGTCACGATCGAGGGCGAGAAGAAACTCGGCCTGTTCGCCCAGATCGAGCCGACGGATGACCTGGTGAAGATGGTCAACGTGCTGAAACAGAAGGTCTACACGTCCATGGAGATCGACACGAAGTTTGCCGGCACCGGCAAGGCCTATCTGACGGGCTTGGGCGTGACCGACACGCCGGCCAGCCTGGGCACCGAGCGCCTCGCGTTCTCGGCCAAGCACCCCGAGGAAAAGCTGTACAGCGAGCGCAAGCAGAACCCCGACAACCTGTTCTCGGCCGCGCAGGAAGTCGCGCTGGAGTTCGAGGAAGTGGAGGTGGAAGAAGGTGCAGCTGCCAAGCTCTTCTCCATGCTCGCCACCATCGCCGAACGTTTCTCCGGTGGGCAGAAGCCCGCCGAACCGGCACCCGGCGCCAACGGTGACCTGGCAGCGATCGGCGAGGCGCTGGCGCAGGTCGGCACACATATGGCGCAGCAGGACGAACGCTTCACCCAGCTGCAGCGCGACTACCGCGAGCAGAACACCGCACTGCAGGCGCTGCGTGCCGAGTTCAACACGCTGCAGAGCCAGCTGGACGCCGCGCCGGCTGGCAACCAGCCGCAGCGCCCGGCCAGCACGGGCAGCAATGGCGCCACCGACAAAACCGACTGCTGACGGCACCGCGCCAGCAGCACACCCATCTTCCCAATCCCCGGAGAACCACAATGAAGAACACCACCCGCGCCCTGTACGCCGCGTACCAGGAGCGGATCGCCGAACTGAACGGCGTGACCAGCGTGAACACGCAGTTCTCGGTGGAGCCGAGCATTCAGCAGCGGCTGGAACAGCGGCAGCAGGAGAGCAGCGAGTTCCTGACCCGCATCAACATCATCGGCGTCGATGACCTGAAAGGTCAGAAGGTAGGCGTTGGCGTATCCAGCACCATCGCCGGCCGTACTGACACTAGCGGCGACAAGGTGCGTATGCCGCGCGACGTGTCCGGCATCGACGCCCAGGACTACGAGTGCTTCAAGACCGACTTCGATACCGCCATCCGCTATGCGTTGCTGGACGCGTGGGCAGGCAAGAAGGGCTTCGAGGGGATGCTGCGCGACGCCATCCTGAAGCGCCAGGCGCTGGACCGCCTGTTGATCGGCTTCCATGGCCGCACGGCGGCGGCAACCACCGACCGCGACGCGCACCCGAATCTGGAGGACGTGAACATCGGCTGGCTGCAGCAGTACCGCACCCACGCGCCGGCACGCGTGATGGCCAGCGGCAAGACCGCCGGTAAGATCACCATCGGCGCCGCTGCCGGCAGCGACTACGCAAACCTGGATGCCATGGTCTATGACGTGGTGAGCAGCCTGATCGATCCCTGGCACCAGCGCGATCCGGGGCTGGTGGTGGTGCTGGGCCGCGACCTCCTGCATGACAAGTACTTCCCCATGGTCAACAAGGACCAGCCCTCCACCGAGAAGCTGGCTACCGACGTGATCCTGTCGCAGAAGCGCATGGGCGGCCTGCAGGTGGCCGAAGTGCCGTACATGCCGGACGGCACGCTGATGGTGACCTCCCTCTCCAACCTGTCGCTGTACTACCAGAACGGTGGCCGTCGCCGTTACATGAAGGAGGCGCCCGAGAAGAACCGCATCGAGAACTACGAGTCGTCCAACGACGCCTACGTCGTCGAGGACTACGGCTTCGGCTGCGTGGTCGAAAAGATCGAGATCGGGGCATAACCGCCATGGCCGACAGCCCCGCAAAACGCCACTTCGCCCGCGTCATGGCGGAGAAAGAGGCCTCGAAGAAGGAACCCGGCGCGCTGATGGAGGGTGCCGGCATGTACGAACAGCACATGATGCAGCTGCAGGAGCACACCGCCCGACTGAAGAACATTCAGTCGGACGAAGGCAAAGCTGCATTCAAGCGTGAGGTGTTGCCGCAGTACCGGGACTACCTGGCCGGCGTCATGGCTGCGGATTCCGGCGCAAAGGACACCGTGGTTTCCACGTCGATGGTGTGGCTGATCGACGCCGGCCACTACGATGCTGCGCTCGACGTGGCGGCGTACATGCTGCGGCATAGGCTGCCGATGCCCGATCGCTTCTCGCGCACAACTGGCTGTGTCGTCGCCGAAGAAATCGCGCAGGCCGCGCTGCTGGCACAGCAGACCGGCGGCGACTTCGATACCGGCCTGCTGGAGCGGGCCGCCGAGCTGACCGCTGGCGAGGACATGCCGGACGAAGTACGGGCCAAGCTGTACCTGGCCGCTGGCCGCGCGGTGGTGCGCACGGCATCGGACGACGCCCCGCTGCCGGCCGACCTCGCGGAG